TAGAAGAAGATGACTACTACCTACAGGGCTCAGGAGTTTCTGATGCTATGCTGTTAGGTTACGATGATGAGGATGATTTTTATGGTTTCAATGATGAAGAGCTTTATACAGGAACATTCGTTTTTTCTACGAGTGATGATGGTGGGAGTGATACTGGTGATTTCTACGATGATATTGCTAGCATTGGTTATATGGAATATGATAGCAGGGATGTAGAAGAGTATGAAGACACTTTTGATAGTTTCGATATATTTGATTTTGGGGATTCTACTCTGGATAGTAGTACGGAAGGATCATTAACTTTTGTAGATATACTAATACCTTTAGATGAATTGCCTGAGGTAAGAGTTACAGAAGAAGAGTTTGTAGAGTTTGCTCAACATATGGATGAGCACTTTGACTTTGAAGATGAGATAGACAGAGAAGAGTACGAAGAACAGTTTGAAAACTTTGAAGAAGAGATTGAGGAGAGAGAAGAGCTTGGAGAAACGGAAGAAGAGTTTGAAGAAGAATATGAAGAAGAATTTAAGGAAGAGGAGATTAGTGAAGAACTTGCTGAAGAGTCAGGAGATAGACCTGAACGAAGAACTAGACGTAGGGATGTAGTATCTAATACAAATTCTATAGTTAGTAATTCTATAGCTAACAGTTATGGAAACAGTAACTCTTCTAGTACAAACAGCACTACAGCTTCTGCAGTATCAGGAGGTTCAGGTGGCACATCTATATCTAGTTCACCTAGTATCTCAGACCAGATAGCATCTGCACAAGTACAAACAAACAATGTTTTACAATCCATAGAGATACTGCCAGTGCCTACTATGGACAATACACCATCTATGGCAATGGCTGAGGTACAAGTTACCAGTATGGAAAACCAAATACAAAGTGTTACAAGCACTATGGTTACATCATCTGAAGCAGAACAGATAGCAGAGGAGATAGTAGCCAACAACATAAGAGCACAACAAGAACAATCACAAGCACAACAAGAGGAGTCTGGACAATATGATTCTCAAGGACAATCTAATTTAATTGCCTACATGAACTACGTACCCAACTTCTCTGACTATACTTCTGCTAACATAACAGATCAAACAAACTGGTATACACCAACTGTGATATACGCAAGTGTAACGCTAGAAGATAATGCAGGGTATAGTTTTATGGTATCTGATAGTATGAACACCCTACAAAACATGACAGGTGGACAGTCTACAGAATTTTTTATAGATAGGAGATAGTATGGCAGAAGAAGTAAAGATAGTAGAAGTTGAAAGAAAGTCTTGGTATAACAATCCAGAAGGCTTTGACAAATGGAGAATATTTCCTAGGCTTCTAATTAGTTTATATGGATTAATGTTTTACAAAACATCCATGTGGTTTATGACTTTACCAGACCCTACCAATGCACAATCAGCTTTTGTATCTGTGATAGTGGGTGCAGGAGCAGCTTGGTTCGGTCTTTACGTAGGCAAAAAATAGGAGAACGATATGAAAAACATATTACCAAAGCTACAGCAGTACATCACCATAGTAGGGGTGATAACTGCAATCGGAGGTGGCTTCTACACGTGGGGACAATTTAACTTACGTCTTGACAATATAGAGAAAAGAAAATTTAAGACTGTTAATATTGCACCTTTAGAAACTAAAGTAGAAAACCTTGAGAAAAGATTAGATAGAGTTGAAGGTAGAGTTGACAATATTGGTAACAATGACAACCCTTTAGCTAACTAGTATTTACATTATAAATAGTTTTCATCACAACTATTGATTGGACAAATCTGTATTCTGTGTGTATAATGAAAGTATCATTAACCTTTCCATGCCTAGGAGTATTTCATGGAAGACATTGTGCACGTAGCATCGTATTTAGTAATAATCATCTGTTTATCACAGGTTCTGTAAAAAAAAGTTCCTCAGAATCGTTTCTAAGACCCTTTTAACACCTCCTGAATAGTAGACATCCAAAAACAGCAACTTTTGCTGTATGAGCTTCTATGGGCTTTAGACAGAGTTTTACACATAATTCATGTTTAAAACTACCCTAAAGGGTTGATCTGTACAAGTAGTACCAGTATGAAATTTATTTCCTGAAAATTCTATTAATCTATTCTCTACACTTTTTATTTTTTTATTATTATCTTTAAACAAGGTATACCCATCGTTAGTATTATAATAATATATAGCAGTTTTTTGATTTGGAAGGATTGGACTACTATCTACATGATAACCATGTTCTATTATATTTTCAGTGCAAGGTATAACATTTATTTTAATCCTTAACCAAGAATTAACATTTAATAAAGGTCTAAATATTTCATTAACAATAGTATAATAATTGCTTTGAGGATAATCGTTTCTATATATTTGGTGAGAAAGTTGAATATTAGTCATAGTCGAATTAGTTTTTTTATTTAATTTAGGAATATACCCTTCATACATATTGTCAGGAACAATAGCACAAATAAACAAAGGTAGAAATTCCATTTGCTGATATAAATTTTTTGACTGAAGATAAGACCCTGTATAGTTAATATCGTCTAGTCTTAAATTATCAAAAAGTTTTGATAAATCCTTAAACTCAAGAAAATTATCTACAACTTTCATTGCATAAACTTATATGATTTTTCTATTAATTCTTCAAACTCTCGCTTAAGTTCTCGAAGAAGGTTGGTTAAGGATAGTGTACCTTCATAAGTATCGTTCCATTCATCCATTGCTTTTCTAAAAGTTTCAGGGTTTATTGACTTATTTTCAAGGTACACTTTTCCATCTTGACTTAACTCTACAGTTAGTTGTGCAAGTATAGCTCTATTCTTTTGTTTTTTCTGCAACGGACTGGTCCAATACTTTTCTTGTTGTTGGGTCAACTAAGACGTGTTGCATAGCTCTAAGACTATTAAGCATTTCACTTACTTCACCATAAGGTAGAGTTGCTAGCTTCTGTAAGATAGTATTAGCTAGTTGGTCTTGCATAAGATAGAACCTTACAGGTTTAAAAGCTTCATTCTGGTCTGGTGTACTAGGGTCATCAGCCTGGAATGTGCCATCCTCCTTACGTGCTCTTTCTTTTTTTACTTCTTCTTCACTCATCACTAACTCCTTCTTCATCGTGAATAAACAACGCTATGATTGCATAGTGTATTAATTTAAGCAAGTCTTTTCTTTGATCTTCATGACTTCCTTTCTTTCCATATCGTTGTGCATACTTAAGCACATTACCGATACAAAAACCCTTACCGTACCCTGAGTCTATAATTACCTCAGTAGCCTGTAGATTATTTTTAGAATAATGTTGTGTGTAGGTGTTTATTATGTAAACTAGAATTTGTTTAATTAAATTCTTTTCGTTATATTTAAACATCCTTTTTCCTCGGAAAAGCAATTACATTCTCTCCTTTACTTTCTACTTCTTTTTTTCTTTTTCTATCTAACTCTCTGTGTATAGCATAATTACCTGCTTCCATAACCAAGTCTTGTTGTTCAGTAGCCATACTCATAAGACCTGAAAATAATATGTACATTTTAGTTGCAGCACCTTCTGCAACATCGCCTGGAAGTTTATCTGCACCTAGTATTTCAAAACCATTATCTTCTGGTTTTAGTACAATATATAGATAACCTTCCTTTAAGTCAAGTGCATCTACGAATTTTTTAACCCTATCATCATCTTCAAAAGTAATACTTATATCATCAGTCATCCATCCACTCCTTAGGTATAGTTCCTTGTGCCCAAAGAAAACCATGCTTATCACACCAATCTGCATAAGTAGTTTTTGAACCTTTTAGTATTTTATTATTTGCCTGTACAAATATAAACCTTACATCTAAATCTTGCCATTGTTCTTTTATCATAAGATGTTTTACTCTATCATTTGTTGTAAGCCTACCCTTAGCCTCTATGTAAAAGTCTTTTTCTTTTATGTAAAAGTCTGGGGTGTATGATCTTATCTTAGGTACATATGTAAAAGTCTTAGGTTCGTAATCAAACTCTATCTTTTTCTTACCTAAGTCTGCAGCAATTCTTATCTCAAACTTTGATCTATATGGTAATTTCAACATCTTTAGGGCATCCTATATCTAGTAATTCTAACACATTATCTATTATTTCTTTTTCGTAAGGCTCACCATTATCATAGTCTATAGCTTCATAAAACTCATTTATCAAAACTATAACTATACCTTTCTGTAAAAGAATGTTACGTACCTTTTCTAAACTTTGATCCAGTTCATTCATACCTCTTGTCTCATCAAAAGGTTTTACAGGAGACAAACCTACATATAGAGGTACACCAAAATCACTATCTCTAAGTATCTTCACTATGTCTGATCCTTTTTGGTGACTCCAGTTATCAGGGTACAGGTAATGTACATTTTTATTTTCTGTAAAGTCTGCTACAGAAAGATTATAAGTTTTAAGAATGGGCATCTGTAACCACCTTAGTGTACCATGCATACGGAGGGTTCTTTGCCCTAGACGTTTGCTTAGGTATGTATTTTGCTTTAGACCAACAGTTATGCCTAAACCCACAAAAACCACACTCTCTAGGTAAAAGCTTGTTACCATTAGGCTCACCTTTATCTATCTCATCTACAGGCTTAAACTGTTTATCTACTTTTTTTGTTTTCTTTAGTTTACGTACATTAACAGTGGCTGACTCTAAGGCTTCTTTCTTTTCTTGCTCTTGAATGTCTGGAGCTTCACAAACCGTGACCTCACCTGACGATTTATCTACAACGATCCACCCTCCAAATGGCTTGTCTACACCTTCAGCGTAGGCATAACCTTGGACTACGTACCCAAAAGGATCATCTTCTTTTACCTTAGAGTAGCCACCGAACTTTCCAAACTTATTCTGGAAAGCATAGGGACTGGCAGATTTAATATCATATACCTTATCATCTATTATAATATCTAAGGTGCCATTTATATCTGTATCATCTAAATTAATTTTTGTTTTCTTTTGTTCATCTTGCACATCTATTCCAGATGCTTTCATAACTGCTACCAAAGCAGCTTCTACTAAGTCTCCTAGTAAGAAACGCATAATTGCATTGTAACTAAACTCTTGTTCAATACCTAGCATTTCTGATTGTTGTTGACATAGAGGTTTACCTAAACCAGACAAACGTAATTTATATTTGTTTGAATCTCTAGAAAATTGTTTCTCTAGTGCTTGACCACAAGAGTCTTTAAACTCTTGAACCAGAGAGGAAGGCATTTCTGCCTCCCCCTTGATCCCTCTCTTCAAATAATCTTGTATGAGTATTTGAATCGAGTTCATTTATGCCTCGACAGCAGCAAGGTCGATAGCATCTTCCACACCTAAGCCACCTTTAGCTTCAGTGTGTTCATCTGATACACGGAGATTATAGGAATTAATCGAATCAGCAAAGCTCTTTAAAAGTTCTTTATCTTCTTTCGAGAAATCCACTGTATCAGAAATAGACATGTCACTAGAATAATAGATAGTCGCACCATTCTTATGACGTACAGATTTCATCTTTGCTACAACATTCCAAGTAAGTAGGTTTTTACTATCTACATCTTTAAAGAATTGAGATATAGGAGTAAAGCTTGCCCCCTTAGCATAGAATACTACTGGCACATCTGTTACAGGAGCATCTTCACCTGTTGCAGTTTTACCATCAGCAATAGATACTAATCCATATAGTACTTGATTACATTTAACCATAGCAGATGCAGCAGCTTCTGGAGAATCAGCACCTAACTCTTCTATTTCTTTACGAGTTAGTTTACCACACTTATATCCACCTTCGTTATCTGGGAAGACATCATTAAGTTTAGCTTGCTGAGTACTACGAACAGAGTATGCACCCTGCTCATTGTCCCATAGGCTGTACATAAACCTCCTCACGAAGACTCTTAAAGTCACATCTTTACCAAAAACTTTTTCTTTAGTACTTGGATTGTATAATGCGAAGTGACCTCTAGGTAGTGTATTACCTGCATCATCTTCTGGTGAGTGGTTAATTGACAATCTAGCAAACGAATCGCCAGAGGACTGAGACTCCATCCCATCCCTTTGACCAAGCAGATTTGCTAGTTCATCTACAGACAGTTTATCCAGATTATCTGGAATTACGAGGTCTGTATTCTCGGTAGTCGCTAGTTGTGTCATATATTACTCCTTATGAGTTGCACAATCTTACTATTGTATACTAGAACTAAATTAATTGCAAGCATTAATTAGAAAAAATTTCTTTAGTATCTAGCCAGTTGCTTCCAATTTTAATTTCAATGCCTACAGGCATATCATACTCAATGCCCCATCTTCTCTTGGCTTGCTGAGGGATGGAGAGCATACATTCTTTGACAGTCTCAATCACTTGATCCTCTTCATCAGGATGTACATCCACCACTATACTATCATGTACTGTATTACAAAGCAGGGATTTAAGTTTCTTTTTCTTAAACTCCTCGAAGGTAAGCACTAGAGCAGACGGAAGTAAATCTGCTGTCGCAAACCCCTGTACAGGATAATTCTTTACGCTAGTTCCATGTGTAATGCCTCTAGCTGTTCTCTTTACATAAGGAAATCTGTATTCCCTACCAGAAGGTAGACTCACAACTTTATACTTCAAAGCCTCTTGAGCCAACCTATCATGCCACTCACCAATCCCAGGATACACTTCCGTAAATTGATAATAGTATCTGTGTACATGTTCAGGTAGACCCATACCAGTAGCACCATACAAAGGTGCAAAAGTATGTGCTTTAGCATTTTGTCTTTCTTCTGACGTAATGTCTTCTTTATCTTTACCAGTTATAATCGTAGCAGTCAAGTTGTGTACATCAACACCGCCCTTGACATTTTCATATACATGCTTATCTTGACTAAGGTAGCCTGCTACTCTGTACTCTAGCTGTGCGTAATCCCCTTCAAGAATTTTACCACCCTCAAACCTAGAAACAACTGCCCTACGAACTGGAAATGTTTTACCTCTAGGCATGTTCTGGAAGTTAGGATTTCTAGATGACAGTCTGCCTGTGCTTGTAACACACTGCATAAACTGAGGATGTATTCTGTCTGAGTAATCTAAATTTTTTTCTATACCTTCTACAAAAGTTTTTAGGTAGGTCTTGATAGCGTTGTATCTAAGATAGGCTTTTATAAATGCAACTGCCTCTTCGTTACCTCTTTCGTAATACAAAGACAAAGCATCTGCATCGGTTTTAAATCCTGCACTGCTACATGCTTTTGTATCTAATGGTACTAACTTAAATCCTGCTACCTGTCCTGTAGGCACATATTGTATACCAGTGCCTGAACAAGATTTACAGATATATCTAGCAGTACCCCACGAACCATCCTTTCTCCTTTTAGCTACCTTGCCATAACCTTTGCAAGGGTTACATCTAGTAGCCTCTGTTTTGTATTGCACTGTAGTGTTGTTTACAACTGCCCTCTTAAATTGTGCATCAGTCATGTATGCTCTACGTTTTGGTTTCCTTGTGTTACCTCTAACTTCGTAGCCTAGGTTAAAAACATTTGTCCAAGTTTTTTTATTATTGACTGCCCTAGAAAATAATAACTTAGACCTATCATCTGGACTAGATAAATTTATAGGTGTATCACCCATAACTCTAGCTATTTCTTTGTTTAAAAATATACCAAGTTCTTCTAATTCTTTTGTGTACTCATCTTTAACAAGGTTAAGGGCTTGACGATCTATCTTGATGCCGTCTCTTTCCATACCTGCTAAAACTTTTGTTACCTCAAAAGACAGGTACAACGTAGGCTGCAATCTGCTCAATGCTCTTTCCTTCTTGTTTAGACTGACTAACAGCTACCTCATAGGTAGACTGCACATCAGCGATTCCATATTCTTCTACTATGTCTGCAGGTATTATATCAAATCCTATACCTTCTTTCAAGTAGTTTTCTAAAATTTCTTTCTTTTTCTTGGTTGAGGTTTTATGCCTACGACAACATTCATCTAGGCTAAGCGGTACTTTAACACCCCTAGCCCACACATAGTCAAACACCATAGTATCGTAGACAGGACCATCATATGTAAAGCCAGATGCAAATAGCCACTGCAAGTCAAATTTTATATTATGACCTAACAGTACGTCTGCTCTGTCTAGTGCGTCTTGTACTATCTTCATGTTGTTTGGTGTAGGGTCTTTCTTTGAGTGATAGAACCATACATACTGTACAGGATTATCATCTTCTTTAAAACCTACAGACACTAACTGATTACCTCTAGTATAAGGTGACGGATCAGAACCCTTGTCTGTTTTTATAAAAGTAGTTTCTACATCTAGTGTTAGAATCATTCGTAGTACCTCCCAGTAAGTTTGTCTATCTCACAAACTACGTGACCATGCCACCCTGAGATTTTATTTTTAGAAACACATAAGAACCTAGTATCATCATCCTCACCAGGATTTTTTCCTATGCCTATAATTATATCAGCCTCACCTGCTTTGCCAGTTTTAGAGCCATCAAGCATAGCAAAGTCTAAAAACTGACGATTGTGTGCGTCATAGCTTGCCTGAGACACAGCCCATACCATGCAGTTATTTCGCTTGGCTATCTCTCTTGCATTTACATAAAGCTCTTTCAATCTTTCATCGCCTCTGCTAAACTCACCGCCTACTTTTACCTTGTCTAACTGGTCTACAAACAGCACATCAATTTTATTTAGTTTTGCAAACTGGTCTATCTCTGATATGTCTGAGCCTACAGAGTCCATAATAAAAAGTCTATCTTCTATTTCATTTTTGTAAACTTCTTTTATAGTTTCTATCTCTTGCATGTAGGTTTCTTTGTGCACATTGAAGTAGGCAGTTAGGACTCTTGACTTCATTCTCTTGGCTGTCTCTTCATTCATTATGTATCCAACAGTGTTGCCTTTGCGTATTGCTTCTGCAGCTAAGAAAGCACAGAAAGATGACTTACCACTTTCAGGTCTAGCAAAGATAATACCAAGGTTGCCTCGGTATGTACCTGCTACCTCATCAGATAATGTTATTATTGGAAAAGGGAAGTCTGGGTCTGCTTCAAAGTCTTGAAACAATTCTTCAACATCTGTCTCTTCCCTTTGCATAGACAGAATACCAGTAGCCGAATCTTGATTTATTATTTGGTCAATCATCATTCGCAGATCACCAAAGTTAGCTGAATCGCCATTCCATATATCAATGGCTGTTTCGCCTACCTTCCTTGCCATCTCTCTACGCCAGAACTCTGTAAGGGTATCCATTACAAACTGAGGATCACCCTCTATGTCTTCTGGTATATCTTTTATTGCATCTTCTACTAACTCTCTAGTAGAGTCTGGCATGGCAGGATATAAATTTTTGTGTACTATAAAAAGATTATCTTTCGATAGATCACCTTCATATTTAGTATGATAATGCATTACTGCATCAAAGATAGTTTTATATTTTTTATCAAACATATCTTTTGTGACAAGGGCTTTTGCCTTATCAAAGTTTTCTCTACTTAAAAGTAGGGATATTATTTGTGACTCCATTTTGTTCTCCTAAAAAGGTTGAAGTAATTTTAAATTTTATATTTTTTTAGTAGGAAGCATCCAATCTAATTTCCACCCACTACTTATAGAATACCCATGTTCTCTTGAATTGTCAAGTGACTCCACTTCTCCTTTTTCATTAATTTTTTGTTGATCTATTTGTATGTTCATACTAAATGATCTTCTTTCTCCATCAGAATAAAAAGGATAAACTGTATGCATTAAATCTGCAGGAAACAGAAAAAAATCACCTACAGTAGGTCTTATTAAAGTTGTGTGTTGATGCATTTTACCAGAAGAGCCGTGAATAAATTCTATATGTCCTTTACAAGGGTGATGATCTTTATAATCTTCCTCCCACTCTTCATTTATTTTTTCTGGTAATTTTAAATAACCAACACAAGATAGATCACACGATGTATGTATATGCACAGGGTTAAATTCACCAGCAAACTGACGCACAATCCAAGCAGCCTTGTAGTTTAAAGATATGCCTGTAGAATCTGCTAATTTAGTAAAATGTCTTGATAATTCTGTTTGGACAAAATTACCTATAATTGTATTAAAAAAATCCATATGTCTATTCAATTCTTTTTCTTCTATCAAAAGTTCTTGTTTAAGTTTACCTACTAATTTATCTGAATGGTCTAATTTTTTAATTTTTTCTTTATCTTTAATAATTTTATTGGTGTATTTATTTAACGACCTTACCATACTAGAAGGCATTTTTGCATGCATCATCATTGGACCGAATGGAAAGAAGGGTGTTACTGAACCCTCTGGTGCATTTTGAAAATTTACAGCTCCCACTATTTACTCCTTGCTTTAAAAACACGTTGACCGAACCAGAAGCTAATAATAGCAGCAAAGACGGTTTGACTTTCCTCATCCCATGCCTCTAGTATAGCAGGTAATACATCTCTTCCTTCTTGCACTGCCATTATTACGTAGGTAATTTTGACAAATGCAAATATAGCAAAGAAAGCATACGTTATAACTGGTCTTACTGATGCTTGTAGGGCAGATACAAATGTAGATTTGTTTGCTTGTGCTAACGACTCAGCATGTTTGTATAAACCTTTTACTTCTTCTATGTCTGCTTCTGCATCTAGTTCTTTTAGTTTTAATTTGCTTAGTTCTGATGCATACTTGGCTTTTGCCTCTAGCATCAAAAGTTCTTGTTTGTTGGCTTGTTTCTTTTCAAAGAACCCCAACACGGAGGGAAGAAAAGAAGTTCCGAAGCCGAGAACGGAGCCTAATAATGATATCATGTTATGTCTACAATCTCACAAGCACCTGCACTGCATGCCAACTCTTGTGTGCCTGTTGTATTGTCCTCTCTTTCGTAGTTTGATAATAATGTCCAATCGACATTTCGTGGCATTTTCTTACTTAAGGCATCATACTCTTCCTTAGTTATATCTTGATATGGTGCCTGCTTGTATGTATGGTCAGAGTGTGGCAGAAATGAAACACCTGCTACATCTTTAAAATTATTGTACACCCAAGAACCTACCTCAAACCATTCATCTTCTTTTACAGATATAGTAACTGAGGGTTTATGCTCACACCAATGCTCTTGGTAGTTCTTCCAGTTTTCTAGTTGAGTAATGGCACTGAGGTCTTCTCTAAGTACTGCCTTGGTAGGGGACTTCATAGGGAATGAAAAGACCACAGTGTTCTCTGGTTGCATAAGGTCATCCTCATGCGGTATACCTTGGTCAATAAGAAACTGAGATAATGGGTCTTTCTTGTCACCTCTAACTGTTCTTATATAATATGCTGAGTGCCTTGCGTGTATACCAGAAGCAGAGTCTACAAGTTGTGAGACTGTGCCTGAAGGTTTTACACAAGTAATAGCAGTTGACTGCGGTATGCCTAGTTGTTCTGCTAATCCTAAATTAGTATCTACAGCCTGTTGTCTTAACCTCTTCAGGTCATCTGCTTTTCCTAATTTAGGATTATCTAATATACCTGTAAGCGAAACACCAAGAAGTCTTTCTTCTTCTGTATTGTTTTGCCAAACTTTTCGTAAGTACTTAAATTCTGTAAGTGTAGATTGTATTGTACCAAGTATGGTAGCATCTTCTACTTTCTTAGCTAACCTTTCAATGTCGTCATCTGCTCTGACTACAACTTCTGTTAAGTTGCAAAATTGATACGGTCTTAGTATAATCTCAGAGCATGGGTTAGTTCCAAACTCATGTCCAGAATCTCTTCTGCCATTCTTTTCTGCCTGTCTAACAGAAGCATCTCTACTAAATATACCTCTCTCACCAGATTTAGAATTGTATAGGTTTAGCCACTCTCTCATAAAAATGCCTACAGGGGGTGTGTCTTGGTAGCACACAGAGTTGTTTGCAAGAGCCCTTTGCCCTTCGTCATTCCACCACTCGCCAGACTTAGCCAATGACATCTCTTGATCCTCAAGGTCAGATAAGCTTATTAGAGCCGATCTTCGTACTCCTCCTACCACTACCACAGAGCCTATCTTACACATAATGTCATGGCACTCTATAGACTTTAAACGCCTACCTGCAGATTTCTTAAAAATATCTACAGTAAACTGAAACAAATCGTCAAGAGGGTCTGGACCAGATGATCTGCCACCAAATGTTTTTAACCTAGCACCTGCAGGGCGTAGGCGAGACAAGTCCCACTTAGGAATTTGTCCAGAGTATAACAATGATATTAGTTCTTTGTAACCTTTAGCCCAACCTTCTTTAGAGTCAGACACCACTACTACAGTGTCAGAGTCATGCAGTGCTTCATTTACTATAGGTAGTTGTGCTGTGTACTTAGTCTCAACAGAGAAACCTACACCTGTGCCACACATAAGTATGTAAAGACATTCGTCAAATGATCTTGGATTGTCAACTGGTAGATAAGAACAGTTGTAACCTGCAACATTGCATCTTTCTAATGCAACGCCTGCTGTCATCAGTGCTCTCATAGAAGGCATGATGTCAAGATTAAGGACTCTGTTTTCTATCCTTTCTCTTATACTGTCAGGTAACTCGTAATCAAAGTTATCAATAAGGTGGTCAGACATAAAATTAAAATATCTTGATACTGTCTCCTCCCATGTTTCTCTTCTTCCTTCTTCTTCTTTCCACCTAGCGTAACGTGACTGGTGTATAAACTTTTGATAATCTGACGGTAACTCTACTTGTTGCATTGGTATCTCCTAAACCCATATAATTTCCTCAACAGGTACAGAGATATAATCCTCATGTAATCTCGATAACCTATTGAATTTATTGACTACTCTTTGTTTTTTAACAGAGTCTTTTGTCATTATACCTGCCTGTGTTCTGTCAGTATTAAACACTACAAAAAAGACATCACCGTCAATTTCTGTGTACCTAAACTTTCTTCTTGGGATGTGCATATCACCCCACTGAAATTTACCAGAGCCCCATCCATGTTTTGTTTCTACCTCTACACTGAGATTATGTTTTTTACATAGAAGGTCAATGCCATACGCCTTCGGATTATCTTCCAAGACAGGCTCTTCATCTAGTCCTAATATTTCTTTTAATTTTGGTGGTAATAATTTTTTTGCAGACTCTCTTGTCTGAGGATCGTTTGCATTAAATAGTTGTCTGTCAAATTTTTTTGTTGGTGCAGTATGCGGTTTCATATTAACTCCTGTATTTCTGTTAATTCCATATTCTTAATATCTTTTTCCAGAAAAACAAGGGTAGAAGGCACATACAACTTGAGTTGTTTGGTCAGCTCAATAGCTTTTTTGGAGGCATCTCTATCTAATGCTACTACTATTTTACTGTAAGATTTAAGAGTTGTCAAGTATTCATTTGGAAGATTAGTACCCATCAGTGCAACGCCATGGTAAACCTGCGATACAGCACAAGCAGAAAAACAATCCTCTACTAAAAATGCTATGTCAGTGTCATTTTTTGCCCTACAAACAAATGGGTGTCGGCTTCGTGCATAACGAAACCACTTAGGTCTATTGTCATCTTCGTTTAATTTCCTACCTACAGCGTCAACAGTCTTGCCATCCTTATATACCATAAAGACAACCCTATCTTGGCGTACATCATATCGTATGTCAGCCCTTGCGTGTTGGTAAGCCTCATAACTGTTCCGCTTGACCACCATGTCGAGTGCCTTGCAGTCTCTACTTAGGGGCACAAAACTACGTGAGTCAAGGGGAACAGCCTTAGGAGGTAATTGTTCATGTCTTGTGAACTTTAATTCTTTTCTGTCAGACACTCTACCCTTCACATTACATGAAGCCGAGAAACAGTGATAAAGAATTGTTCCGTTGTTGTTCATTATAGACAATGTGTTCTTGTGGTTACAGGCAGGACAGTCCATGCGTAACGCTACGTCAGAAGGTGGTGGTGCTAATTGTAAAACAATGTCCTGTATCATAATATCTACTTGTTTAAATTTGCCCACATCAATTTATCTCCTTGTCGTCAATCTTTTTGTCAGTAAATACTGATTCGGTTTGTTTGTCAACAATAAACTTTTCTAACTCGTCAAGACTGCGTACAAGGATGGGTGTCATCTCACCTACATACGAACCTGCAATATTAAATTCAATATAGTCAATAGCTTCTCTTTCTGTCATCCCATCTTCTTTCATCAGGATGTCGAGAATTTTGTCATAGCTATAAACAAATACTTCTTCCATGCCGCAACGACCACCTATTCCTATAATGGCGTCATTCAATCTATCCCATGTAATCATTATCTATCTCCGAAGTTACCTGCAACTTAATCTTACCTCGCTTGTTAAATTTAGAGTGCACCAACTGTATGTCAATGCCTACTGTCAGACAGTACAAAGCAAATATTAAGTTTGTCAGTATAACTTTTCAATTTTGTTTGTCAACCATAATATCACCTTTTTGTCAGCAGACATTTTGTCAGC